AATTGTAAATGATTTTTATAAGCAATTAATAAAAAACAAAGGTCATATGACATATACGTTTATGGATATGAGTATTGAATACAATTTAAGCGAAAGGCAAATACAGACAATAATTTATGAATACCAAAAAAAGTTTGAGATTAAAAATAATGTTTGTCGTTAAAAACTGCGCAGAATAAAGTTACGGTTTTTCTATTTTTGTAAATTAAAAATAAAAATTATGCCTATTACACCAAACGAAGACGAAACAAAAGTTGATTTTATAACTCGTTGTATGTCTGATGAGGGAACTACAAAAGAATATTCTGACGAGGAAGATAGAGAGGAGTACTGTACTTTACAATTTAACGAAGCAAACCCACAAGAAGACGTAGAAGAAGCAGAAGCAGAAGACAAACCAACAAACGAAATAGCAGTTCCAAAAGAGGGAGAAGACAAAGAAACTTTTATGGAAAGATGTGTTACTGATGAATACGATAATGAAATGTGTTCAATAAGTTGGGACGAAAACCAACCAGAAGAAGAAGAAGAAGAGGTGGTTGAAAATACACAAGATATTTTTATTTACGATATGATTGGTAGTGGTGGACTTACTGCTAAACAAGTTGTTAATGAATTATCAAAAGCAGGAAAAACCACACCAATTAATTTAAGAATTAATTCAGCAGGGGGTGATGTGTTTGAGGGGATAGCAATTTATAATTCGCTAAAAAAACATCAAGGACATATAACAGTAGAAATAGAGGGATTAGCAGCAAGTATGGCTTCTGTTATTATGTTAGCAGGTGATGAAGTTAGTGCAAGTGAAAATTCACTAATTATGATACATAATCCAAGTGTTGGAATACAGGGTGACGCAAAAGACCTTACAAAAAAAGCAGAGTTGTTAGATAAAATTAAAGAACAAATGGTTGATATCTATTCAACAAGAACAGGAATTAAAGATACTGATATAATTGAAATGATGAACGCTGAAACGTGGTTTACAGCAACAGAAGCAATGGAGCAAGGTTTTATTTCAAACATTGGTGAACCAATTAAAGTTGCAGCAGTAAACGAAACAGTATTTTCTAACGCACCGAGTTGGGTTGTTGATTTTAAGAAAAAACAAAACCCAAATATTATGGACGATATTTTAGGAATGTTAACAAATCTTAAAAATAGAATTTCCGGAATAAAAGAAGACACCCCAAAAGGAGTTAGAATTTTAGACGACAAAGCAGTGAAAAGAGAATTGGTCAATTTATCTCAAACAATAGGGGAAGCAGTAAACATCCAAGACGAGTTAGTTGACACGCTTTCTATTGTAGCAACACACGAAAGTACGATAGAGATATTAAATAAAGAACTACAAGAAAAAGTGGAGGAACTTAATAAGTTGAACGCAACACCAACAAGTGATAAAGTTTTAGCAGACAAAGACCCTAGCTTAAATTTAAAAGGGGACAGCAAAGAAACAAACGGTTGGAATGAAGCAATGAAATCATTAATGGAATAATAAAAATAATTAATAATAAAAATTAAAAAGAAATGGCAAATTTAATTACTCACGCACTGACGTATTCAAAAGAAGATGCTCAAAAGTATTTCCTGCAACCTTTATTTGTAGGCAATTCAGCACTAGATTATTTTGAAATAATGACAGGAGTGAAATCTAGTCAGCAACTAGATAAATTTTCTACCTTATCAAAAATTACTAAGGCAGAAGCAAGTGGTTTTACAGGTGCAACAGGTGTTACAATGACGCAAAGAAGTGTTGCCGTAGCACGTATGGAAGCAGAAGTAGAACAAGCAGGTGGAGCGTTTTGGAACTCTATCAAAGCAGAGTTGTTAAGAACAGGAAACAACAAAGATGATATTTCCGGCACAAAGTTACAAAGCATTGTGGCAGATATTATGTTAAGAGGTGTTAAAAGAGATTTAGAAAGACAATTATGGTTTGGTAACACAAACGCAGTAGGTGTAGGAGCGTCAGATTACACTCCTTACAATGGAATTTTTGCTCAGTTATCAGGACTTCCTGGAGGACAAAAATTAGCGATTGCTTCCGGTGCATTAGGAGCAAATGTTGCACAAGCAGAATTTGATGCACAGTTAGTAGCTATGCCAAGTGAGGGATTAGAAAACAGAGCAGATTTAGTTTTCTTTGCTACTCGTTCAATGTGTGATAATTACAGAGCAACACTTTCAGCAACAGCAACAGACAGTAGTTATTCGGCATTGGTTGGTGGAGTTCCTGTATTAGCTTATCAAGGAATACCGATTGTAGAAATGGGATTATGGGATTCAGTTATCGCTGCAGATGGTGGAGCAGGAACAACTTTATTAGCAGCGTCTTGTAATAATGGAGTACAGGATTTTGATGCTCATATTTCTGTTTTAACAGTTAAAAACAATATTGTTGTTGCAACTGATTACGATAGCGTAAGTGGTGCTGATATGTGGTACAATAAAGACCAAAAAATGAATAGATTTAGATTTGAATACGTAATTGGTACTAACTTTAAGAACACAGAGTTAACGGTAGTTTCTGATTCTAATTCATAAAATAATAACTTTTAAAAAATAAAATAAAATGGGAGTATTAACAGCAGGTCATACCATATTATGTAATGATAGAAATCGTAGAGGTGGTATCAAAACAATATACTTGGGAGAGGTTGCGAATGTAACAGGAACGAATCCAATCGCACCACATACTTATAATTCTATCGGTGGGATAACAGGCACAGGTGGAACAGGGTTTAATGTTTGGAAGTTTGAGTTTGATAGAGAAACAGCATATTTTACCGCAAACGCTTCAAGAGAAAACGGTTCAACAGTTGTTGAATGTGAAGTAGGGTTCAATGTTCCAAAAATAACAGCAGCAGTTCAAGCAAGATTAGAGGAGTTGAAAGACACTTGTGGTTTATTTGCGATTTTGGAAACTTATGCAGACACAGGTGTAGGTGCACCACCACCAACATATCATTTCTGTATTGGTTATGATGAGGTGTTTAGCCCTGACGCATTCTTAGAATTTTCTAGTGGAGAACAAAACACAGGTAGTGGATTACAAGACCCTAACGAAACAGTTGTGAAACTGAAAGGATTTATGGCAGAATATCCAAGAGAGTACACAGGTGCTATTACAATAGATTCCGCTCCTGCTATTGCAGCAGCATTAGGATACACATTGGCATAGACATAATTTATAGTTTTAAAAAGGGTTGGGGGAAGTTTATTACTAACTCAACCCTTTTTTTAATAAATAAATTGTATCTTTGAAAAATGGGGTGTAATTGTGGCAGCAAGAACATAATAAAAAAGAGGGCAGATTTACACAGAATACAAAAAGAATTAGCAATTAAATTAAAAAAAGAAATGGCAAAGTACAAGTATCAAGTTTTAGAAAGTGTTGGCGAGAACGCAAGATTAGTATTTAAAAAAATGCGAATGTCTGTAAAAGATATGTCACAGGCAACATTAAAAATGTTATATGATAGTGGACATCCACAAGTTGAAAAAATAGAATTATCAAGTGGCAAAAAAGACAAATAAAAAAACCAATCGTCCTAACGGAATTGTCGCTTTTGATGTCTTAAATTTAACAACCCAACGAAACGTAGCAGAAGAAAAGAATTTAGATAAGTTACAATTTGACTACATTCCTTTTGGCGAAAGTGATGATAATGATTTTCCAAATCATTTAGCAGATTTAAAACGAAAGTCTGCTACTCACCGTTCTATACTTTCACAGAAAGTAACATACACAGTTGGTAGTGGCTTTTTGACAGAAAACGAACCGTTATTGCAGTATCTAACAGCAACGGATGTTAATGGGGATAATTTTATGTCCGTATGGCGAAAGATTGTAGATGATTATTACACTTTTGGAAACGCCTATTATGAAATTGTAACTTATGATGGTGGAGTTAGTGTTTACCACATAGACGCAACAAAAGTACGGATTGCAAAAGATAAAGAAAATGTAATCGTACACCCAGATTGGAGTGAGTACAAACAAAGAATTGATGAGGCACACGTTATTCCTTTTTATCCAAATTTTATAAAAGAGGGTGGGAATAAAAGAAGTGTGATACACGTTAAAGATTATGAACCTGAGTTTGATTATTATGGTTTACCGGATTACATTGCAGCACTTGAAGATATTAGCGTAAATTATGAAATCGGTAGGTGGAATAATACTAAATTCAAACAGCACTTTCAACCTAGTTCAATCGTTGAAATTAATGGGGATATGAGTGACGAGGAAGCAGAAGATTTTGTAACAGAGGCACGAAATAGATTTACAGGAGAGGGGAATAATGGCAAGATACTTTTTCTAGTAAAAAATGGTGATACAAGTCCTGCAACGGTAACAACTATAAACGACAACCAAGACGGAAGTTTTATGGAGTTACAACAAATTACAAACCAAAATATTATAACTGCTCATAGATGGCAACCAAGTTTGAGTGGAGTTGTTAGTAGTGGCAAAATGAGTTCACAGGGAAATGAAATTCGTATTGCTTATGAAATGGTTATGTCAACTGTAATTAGGGGGACAATGAATTTATTATTTAACCCAATAAAAAGTGTTTTAAATGATAACAGTTTTGATGTTACAGATTTAGAAATAAAATACGAACCACCAATTTCTTTTATGAGTGATATAAAAGTTGATACAGTTTTAGAAATTAATGAATTAAGAGAAGCGTTAGGATTTAAAGTAAAAGACGGTTATGATAAATTAAGTAATTTAAAAGAACCTGAAGAAGAAACAACAGTTGAAGAAAAAAAAGAATTAGAAAATTAAAAAAGTAAAATAAAATGG